ATATATGAATCAGTCAAGTGCAACGTTCAGGGTGATTTTAATTTGGTCACCGTTGTTCTGAATGTTGTATGGACCATTCGTGAATCTCTCAGCGTACATGATGCTGGAGTAGAGAGTAGCGGTATTGAGACCAAGTACACCGTTAGATGTTGCAGTCAGAGAAGGTGTAGTTACAAACTCATCAGCGTTTGGTGAATCAAAGACCGTGTAAACATTGGACTCAAGAGTCGTGTTACCTGAACCAGCAGCAACGTAAAGGATATCTCCTCGCTGAAGACCGTGATTGACAATAGCAATCTTACCGAAACTAAAGGTAACCGATGGATCAGTTGCAACCTGAATGTTATCAATCAGTGGTTTGTCTAGATAGACAACTTGCAAGGCTCGGTCAAGACCAATAATTCTCGTACCAGTTTGGACACCTGCGTTACCAGCAACATACTGTCCAAGAGTTAGATCGTTGATGGAGACCTGTGGGTCAACAACAAAGAATCTATTACCAACAACTCCAATACATGGATCAGTGTTGTTACCCTTGGTGACGGTTGTTCCGATACCCACACTAGCTGCGTGGTTAACACCCTGTACGGATACAGGCATGTTGTTTGCTCTGGTTACATAATAACCGTAGATATTACCAGCAGGTCCAGTAAAGGTGAAAGTCTGTTCGGGATAGGTTGCGGTTGTACCACTACCAACGTTCTTAATAACCCAGCGAGATCCGTTTAGAAGAACACCGTACTGTGCGGTGTAGTCTTGATCGATTCTATTATCGACGCAGACGGGGTAACCAGTATTTGCAGTAGTTCCGTAACCATTAACGTTTCCGTCAATATATGGTTCAAAATATGCAGTCTGGGAAGGAACATCACCCTCAGCAGGGGTGGTGTTACTCGTAAATAATTTAAGAACGAGATTTCTTGGTGAAGTATCCTCCAAGTCTGCAACAAAGTTATTCTGAGCAATCAGATAACGGAGAGACTCAATTTCACCAATATTGGGAACTAGTAATGCCATCGAAAACAACTCCTCGTAAGGGTTAGACTTTAAGAACTATACTTATTTATAATTTTAATTTTAAAGAGATCAGCAACCTTCGCATGTTTGTTGAGCTGACTACCGAAAAATCTAATATATCACCAGCAACGATCGTCCTATCCCAATTATTTAGTACATCATCAATGTACTTGTTTTGAGATTGTAGTTGGACTCGTTGATTGTCAGTGATTGTCGTAAATGTGGGAAAATCTTGGAAGTTAGATTTAGATACTTCTACAACAATATCTCCTGTTTGATCACTCAATATTTTGATTGATTCGATCGTTCCAGAAACATCTACAGTTACTTTGCCTTTGCTTCCTGGGGAGATATCCTGAGATCCACTGTCAATAACAAAATTAACAGATCTTGTTAGATCAGCAGTAGTTGCAAGAGCAATGATGAACACATCATCACCAACAACTGGTGCAACTGAGAAAATAAGTTGATCACCAGCAATGGTGAAATCTTCTCCTGGTTCCATAACCAAATTGTTTTTACAAACAATCAGTTGTTGGTCATTTAATGGATTATATGTATCGCCACTACTACTTAATGCGAAAGTAACGCCAATACCATTGAACTGACCATTAATGTCATCAATGATTAAATTGGTGTTCTGAGTTGACTTCGATGGAATTTCGTAGTCAACTCCAACTGAATATGATCCAGGACTATTTAAATTTACTAAGTAATCAGTCATGATACTCCAGGCAACACTAAAACATTTCCTGCGATAGGTCGAGTCTTATAATTGTTTGGGGAAATAAGTACCAGATCATACACGTATCTTCCTCCCTCCAAAGTTCCAGTGGAAGTTACCGCAAGGGCTACTTTTACGACTCCATTGATTCTATTTGGGAAAGAAATAACAAAATTCGTGTATTTTGTCGCATCTGGGTGTTTTCTAATCTTTGCTAGAGCAGAGTACCCAGTCAAGTTTAATGGCGAATTATTCGCATTCTTAATAGTAAAGGTTGCTTCAAAATCAACGTTTTGCTCAATAACTAAATTGACATTTCTAGCTGCCATTACACAAAAAGGAAGATTTTAGTTATTTATCCAATTTTTCCAGAAGGAGTTTCATCATGACCTTAAGTTCACTAACATCATTCTTTAATTCATCAATTTCCAATGATTTCTGAACCGCAATTTTCTTTTGTTTAATATACGATTCATATGCACCATCATTGCAATTTATCACTGCTCCAGTGTCCATATCTCTATAGAGAGAATGACTACTTTCAACTTTTCTTTTATCCATTAAATCGTAGCAATAACTCGTAGATCTTTCAATCTTGGAACATAAGCAAAGTTGGTTCCAGACATACAAATTTTAATTTGGAATGCACTAAACTGTGGGATATTTGCGATATTAAATTCATATGGATTAAAATCTTCATATCCATCAGATGGGGGAACGAACTTGTCGGGTAACCCATCACTTTTGGTAGGATCGATAATCCCACCAGCAAGATCTAGATTATTATATCCAGGGAACAACTGGAATAGTTGATCTCCTTGTGGTGCGTCAACACGGAATGATCTATAGAGAACTCTAATATCATTTGTTTGATGTCTATATGCATCAAACATGACTTTCAGTCCATCCGCAGCCTTATCCAAGTTAATAACTTCAGTCAAGTAAATTGCAGCATTTGGATCATTATCAATAGAATTTACTCGTCTGTCAGTAGCATAATTAGTGACTTTACTATTAAGTCTATTCATAACTAAAATAGCACTTACTCTATCCAAATCAATTTGTGGAGCAACGGACTCGTCTTCCGTGTTAAGAGTAATTTCTATTGCAAACGATTTTCTTCCAGGATAATTCTCCAATCTAGTCAATTCATTTACCTTAGATGCGACAATTCTAGGTGTAGTAAATTCATTGTCACCTTCCAAGGAAATAGTTTCAAATCCTTGATCGATATATGCTCCCATGTTTCCATCTGGACTATCTCCACTAAATGTCCTACAAGATGCAGAAACACTGGTTCCATCTGGTTGCATGATAGTGAAGTTTGGTCGCATTATATTAAATGCAATGTTCTGGGTAGCTCTTGGAACATTACCAGAACCAGTATTAGTACCTTGAGCAAGGTAAGATCCAGCAGATTTAGTTTGATTCCAAAATAGTTCTGGCAATCCAGTAGCATTTCCAGGACTTCTATCAACACCCCTACTTGAGATACCAACTTTCAACCAATAAGAATCAACGTCAATGGGATACTTAGTTAAGTTTACCTGACCAAGACTATGTAAAGTATTGATTCTCCTTAATGAAATACCATTAAGTTCATACTTGAAGAGTAGATCATCTACAGAATAATTTCCAGCAGTAGTATCATCGATAGCTCTAGTAACACCAGTAACTGCACTTGTGGTTGTAGTAACACCCGTATATTTGATAATCTCATCACCCAATTTCAAATATCCAGGATTATTTGAGTCAACAGAAACATTCTCAAAACTAGTATAAACTCCTACATTAGTTACTGAGAGATTATCAGTTGAAGCAGAATCGTACTTGGCAGTGAGTTTCTCTGGTTTCACATCAGTTTCAATATTTGAAAGTGTAACCATATCCAATGGACTATACATTCCGTGACTACTGTGATTAACCCTGAATGACAACCCGTTACTTACATTTTCAACATACTGGATAGAAGTTGCAGAAAGAGTTGATGTAGACCCAGCACCTGTTGTAAAAACAACCGCAGAGGATGCATCAACACTTGGAACACCTTGAACTCTGTCAACAATTAGTGTATTGAAGGCACTAATAATGCCCACTTCATTTTGAATCGAAAGTCTCAAATTAGCACCAAATCCACCAGTATTAGATGGATTTACTGATAATACATCACCAACAGCATATCCAGTACCACCAGCAGAAACAGTAGCGGAAGTTACTGCATTAGATGCAATAACAAGGGTTGCTTTTGCGCCAGATCCACTTCCAGTTAGACTGATTAGAGGAACATCAGTATATGTCGGAGTTCCATTTGCAAATCCACCACCCGCAGATGTTAGATCTAGAACACTTCCAATACCAACAGCACCAAGAACCGTGACAAGGTTTGCAGAGAAGTTTGCATTGTTTTCTTGACCAATAGTTGTACCAGAAAGAAGACCATTAACTTCATTAGAAGTCAAACTCTTACCAAGACCAATAATAGTATTTTTACCCAACATACTAAGCGGGTTATTACTCAATGTGACAATCTGTTTGTTGCCAATGTCTAGATCAGGATTATAGAATTTAACTGTACCACTAGTGGAATTGAATTTAGCCTGGTAAAGATTGAATTTAAGATCTTCAAACTGACTTGGATCCCATGTAGCACCATTTTGTGACTTAAACAGTGATCCAAGAAGTGGTTGTTGAGAAACAATAATCTTTTCAGAATCTGCACTGTTAATTGTGGATACATCTTCTTCACCCATCCTTGAGATGAATACCGTATATTCATTGGATGCAGAAAGAAGAACCAAAGCAAATTGACTTCCACCTTGGCAATATACAGGAGAATCGAAAGTAAATGTTGTTGGTTTGCTACCATCATCAGAAGTAACAACCTCAGATGGGTCTAGAACAACTTCAGCAAAAGGTAAGATTGATTGTGTAGGTAAACCTAGTTCAAGATCTCTGACCTGTAGTGTTACGGGTAGTGCAGAAGCGTCCTTTGATCTAAAGTAAATCTCACACTTAGTGAGAAAAACTCCGTTTTCATCTGGAACTTCAAACGACTGTGCAAGTGGGTCAACCCATCTTGTTTGTTTTTTCTTTCTATTTTTGAATTTAACTGTTGATTTTAATCTAGTTGTGCTTTTGCTTACAGCTTTAGATTCTGATGTGGGAACCCTTTCAACATTAGCATTACGAATTCGTAGAGTAGTTTCCTGTGTATTATTAATTGTTCCAGTAGACATGAATGTTGTCTCTGCAGAACTATCAGTAAATCCAGAAATAGTCTGGTTACTTGAACTAGATGTTAGTGTAAAGGTCTTTCTACCAGTAGCGAACGGAGTGTTTGATGGTAGAGTTGGATCAGGTATAAACAAGGATCCAATAACAACACCAGCTTTGTCAGTGACAAGTCTAATATCTTTAACTTTTGCAATAGCACCACTAGACTGACCAATTAATTTCATACCTTTACCTAGACATCCAAAGAATCCAGATACAGATTGAATTTCAAGAGCCGCAGTATCTACATTAAGTAATCCTGTAGTTGAAGAATATGATCCAGAAATACTATTTGCTACGTTGTATGGGTTGTTTTCATAAGTCTGACTTGGAGAATTATAAGCACCATACTTATGATTTTGTTGAGCCAATCTAAACCTAATACTCTTATTTGTAGAGTTAGTCCCATTACCAACGACAGTTTCCCCAACGGCAAAAGTCCCACTTTCCATTTCAATTTCAATGAGTTTTGGAACAATAAAGGCATTCATATCGATATTATCGAAGAATGCATAAAGTCTAGTGTTGGGTTTCAGTCTTTTACAAACAAACTCAATATTTCGAGATCTCATCACAGCAGCAACATCGCTGGATACCACTCTATCCCCCAAACTCTTGGAGTCGAATGTCTCGTCTACTTTATACTGTATACCGGCTCTAGATTTAGTTCCAGTCTTGGTAGTAGTTACTTCCCGAATCTTGGTAATCTTCTGTTTCCATTTCTTAATCGTGGTTACTTTAATACCTTTTCCAGGTCTAAAACGTCCTCTTCTTTTTTTCTTCGTCATAGAGCCTTTGACTCTCTTTTTCTCCTTCAGGATAACAGGACCTTTCGTCCTAGTTTTTCCTGTCCAAGTAGTTTCCCAAGAACCCCACTGAACGGGAGATAGTCCAGTATTACTATCTGTCCCACCAACCATTCCTTGGATGGCATTGTAACTACCTTCCATATCTACGGTCATACTAGGAATTTTCCTAGTATCAATCCAAGTATCTGTTGCTGGATTCAATTCCAAAACTCCAATCCAGTTCACAACATGGAATGGGTTTACATTTTCAATTCTAGTAGCAAACTTATTCTTAAGCCACTCAGAGTCGGTATAACTAAGAGTTACAATATCACCTTTCTTGACAACATTTGCATCTCCAAGATCACTTACGAATCTATAGTCTGCATCTGGAGTTGCCGTTCCACTAGATGCAGCAATAACAGCTTCAGATCCCAATAAAAGATCTATCGATGTCGTATAGTGTTCTGGTCTTGCTTCTCCTTCTGCAGTATCAATACTGCATCTATATTGAGAATCCTCGATGGCTCCACCACCTATTTTGGATCTAAAGTTATCAACAAAAAATCCAGATTTAAACTTATCAAGATTTGTAGTTGGATCTTTAATAGACAAACTAGAAGTTTCCGTCTCTAGGAGAGAAAGACTCGTATAGTACTCTACATTAGTAAGTCTGGTCTCAATATTGGCAATATCTACCATTTGATATCGCTTATGAGTAGCAATTTGAACGGTAATATCATTAAGGTTATAGAGATATGGAGGCATCTCAATAGTAGCAATCTCTAGCGCATTATCCACCTTATTTGGTACTTGTGGATTATATGAAGGAACTCCTTCTGCTCTATTAAAAACTCCATCTTTTGTTAAGAAAATTTTATCAATTCTACCCAAATA